TAGGTTTTTGGCTTTGGAAATGTCATAAAAAAACAGGGTTACTGAACATTTTTCTCAAAGAGTGTATTAACAATCTGCTGCTTTTGTTTCATGAATTCTTTACGTTCCTTCAAGCGGTAACTTTCGCCCTTAATGTTGATAACCGTACAGTGATGAAGTACCCTATCCAGAATAGCCGAAGCAATAGTAACGTCTGCAAACACTTCATTCCACTGAGAAAAGGTCTTGTTTGATGTGAAAATGGTAGATACTTTCTCATAGCGCTTGGCAATCAGTTGAAAGAACAGGTTTGCACCCTGTATATCCATGGGCAGATAGCCTATTTCATCGATAATGAGAACCTTGTATCGAGCAAGGGTTTTGAGTTTGTCAGGCAATCGGTTCTCAAAATGGCTCTTTTTAAGTTGCTCAATTAAGGTATGACAATTGATATAGTATGTTGAGTATCGATTTTTAGCGGCAACCATCCCCAACGCACTTGCTAGGTGTGTTTTCCCAACGCCGGGAGGGCCAAGAAATACGATGTTCTCTGTATTTTCCACAAAACGCATGGTAGCAAGCTCATCAATCTGGCGTTTGTCAATTGAGGGCTGAAAAGAGAAATCAAAGTCATCCAATGTCCTTTTAATGGGGAAACCCGACATCTGAATTTGTTTCTCATATGCCCTCTGCCGCTTGCTTCTAGCCTCTTCAGAAAAGATGTGGTCAAGGATATCAACAATGTTCAAATCATCCTTGATTGCCCGTTCTAAGTAGTTATCAAGAATCTCTAAAGTGTGACGCATCTTCAGTGCTTCCAGATTTTCTTTGAGCCTGTTATACAGCACCTCACTCATATTGGGCCACCTCCATTACATCGTCATAGACATCCAGGTTAGGCGGCTGGATGGGAAAATCAATGACATTATCTCCTTCCAACAGAGTGTTTTCAATGTCAAATGACTGTTTAATTGTGAGTCTTTTGTAATGTTGAGCATTGACTACCATATCTTTTTTCTGGTACGATATTCGATGCAGGGCGATTTGCTTTCCTTCATGGTAGGCGGCAAGCATATTGTCCAATGCAACGACTGCCACATCCTTGCCGACATATTCTGATGGTATGGAATACTGATTGCCGGCATACGAGATGAGGCAGTCTTTTTGTACCCGGCGAAGATTGATTCTGTCAATGATGTACTCACGTGAAAGAGGGTTTAAACCCTCTTTTTTCAGCCTCTCAAAAGGAATTTCCCCGGTAGTTGCGTGGATATTCCCGTTAACCTTGTTACACCAAGCAATAGCCTGTCCGTTGAGATCGTCTAATGAATTGTATTTGATTCCCACCATGAAGTTATCTCGAACAAATCGAACGGTGCGCTCCACCTTTCCTTTTGTCTGACCGCGGTATGGTCGACACAGCACCGGCTTAAATCCATAGAATCCCGCAAAGTCCTCAAATTGCCGATTTAGGGTGCTGTCCTCTTGCTTCAATAACCGCTTAATGACCACTTGTTTCATGTTGTCATACAGAATTTCCTCCGGGTATCCATGAAAGTAGCGGAAAGCATTCTGGTGGCAGCGAATGAGTGTGTTGGTGCTCATATCGGTTACAAACTCGATATATCGCATACGCGAATACCCCAGCACCATTAAAAAGCAGTATAGTTTCTTCATATTCCCGTTTTCCAGTACAAGATGATCTTCGAAAAAGGCCCAGTCTACCTGTGCTTGCAGCCCCGGCATTGTTTCAAAGCGTACAGTTGCTTTCTCGTTGAGCTGCTCCTTCTTTCCCCGTACAAACTGCTTGACCACACTATAGCTGCCATTAAACCCGTGTTCCTTTACTTTCTCCCAGATTCGCATGGCACTGTAAGGGGCCTCCTCAAGCCAAATCATAATCTGCTCCTTGTACGGATCCAGTTTTGACGGCTTTGCATCAGTCAAGCTGTATACTGGCCTCGTATCGCTTTCTGCATATTTCTTGGCTGTACGCGGATCAATGTGGTGCTTTCGGGCTATTTCTGCATAGCTTAGCCCTTTTTGGCGGTCGTTTCGAATTTCCATCCATGATTCTCCTTCCATTTTGCCACTCCTTCTGTATGCTTTTTTGCAAGACAGAAGGAGTGTATCATATATCATTCCTCACAGCCATAAACATGCATTTTTTAGCTGCCATTTTTCTACATTTTATCACTGCCACTGACATATTCCTCGCTGATTGCTTTGAAGCTGTGCAAACCGCAAAGGTCAGCGACCAGCTCCCGGTTGTCTTCGCCCGTGACCGTGCCGGTCTTGTCGATGTGGTAGCCACCAACCTCATAGGCGAATGTCGGTGCTCCGAGGTACTTGGTTGGGGCGTTAAGTTCATGGCTGATGGCTGCGACCAGTGATTTACGTTCAGGGCCTGTTACGTTGTATGAAAGTCTCATGTTCGTTTCCTCCATTTTCCTTGATTTGCAGGGGTTTTTGTCCTCCGTGCATTACATATATCACTCTAAAAGCCTTTAATAGCAAGCGATTATGTGATAATAAATGCACCGAATATCAAGGAAATACAGCCCCTTATTATTGTGTGTATGATACAATGCCGCTGAGAATAAAATCATACTTGGAAGAGCCACATAGCGCTTTTGACTATATTAAAGCCACCTCTTTCACCAGGTCGGCATATCGGAATATCTTGCCGTCACGCTCACAAGTGATGTGCTCACCGCCGTTTTGCATGTACTCGGCATACCTGCGTAAAATGACCGAAGCATACTTTTCGTCCAATTCGAGCATGTAGCAGGTGCGGTCAAGCTGCTCGCAGGCAATGAGCGTCGACCCGGAGCCACCAAAGGTGTCCAGCACGATGGCGTTTGCCTGACTGCTGTTGGCAATAGGATATGCCAGCAGGTCGAGGGGTTTGCTTGTCGGGTGATCGGCGTTTTTCTTTGGTTTATCGAAGTTCCAAATAGTAGTCTGCTTGCGGTCGGAATACCACTTGTGTTTGGCGGTATTCTTAAACGCGTACAACACCGGCTCGTGCATTTGCTGGTAATCACCCCGCCCAAGCACGAGGGCGTTTTTCACCCAGATGCAAGTCGTGGAGTAATGAAACCCCGCGTCCACGCAGGCACGAAAGAAGTTCACCTTCTCCGAATCTGAATGGAAGCAGTAAAAAGCCCCGCCATCAGCGAGGTTTTCATAAAGATTCTTAAATGCCGACAGCAAAAAGATGTAGAACTGTTCTGCCTTCATGCTATCGTTTTTGATTTTTAGTCCGCTCACAGATTCAAAGCTGACGTTGTAAGGGGGATCGGTCAGGACAAGATTAGCTTTGCGACCGTCCATCAGCTTCTTAACAGTTTCCAAAACCGTGGCATCGCCGCAAATGAGCCGGTGCCGCCCCAGTGTCCAAACATCTCCGGGTAAAACAAAAGCCGCCTGTTCAAGAGCGGCTGTCAAATCGAAATCGTCGTCAGCTACGTCTCCGCCGGAGTCGGCGAAGAGCTTTTCAATCTCGTCGGTGTCAAAGCCCGTAATTTCGAGGTCAAAGCCGAGCTCCTTGAGATCGGCAAATTCCAGAGCCAAGAGTTCCTCGTCCCAACCGGCGTTGAGTGCCAGACGGTTGTCGGCGAGTATATACGCCCGTTTCTGTGCTTCGGTCAGATGCTCCACAAACACGCAGGGAATTTCGGTCAAACCTTCTTCACGAGCTGCCATAATGCGTCCATGCCCTGCGATTATATTCAGGTCTTTATCCACAATGACTGGGTTTACGAAACCGAACTCACGAAGGGAGGAGCGAAGCTGTAAAATTTGCTCCTTGCTATGGGTGCGAGCGTTCCTTGCGTAGGGCACGAGCCGGTCTATATTCACTTTTTCAAATCGTTCTGTCGACTTCATATACTAAAACCCCCTATTTGTGAGTAGTTCGAGAAAGGCGTTCTTTTCTTCACCCTGTATGTTGCTGTGACGATTGATGATCTGCATAATCAGGTTAAAGTCCCCTTGCATCGCCTTATAATACTGAGCGCCTGCCGTAACATAGGGCGAGAGCTTCAGTTCCTTGGTCATTCGCCCGATTTTACGGTTCATGGCTTCGCAAGCAAGAAAGCCCTGCCTGTTCAGCACATAATCTGTAATTGTCTGCGGCGCGACATAACCATCACAGCCGCGAGCCACGATGTATTCCTCGATTTCATTTCGCAGCACATCTGCCGACGGCACTTCTTTTTCACATTCCTTCATCGCAACAGAGAAGTAGTCCGCCATCACATTTTTGGAATTGACCTTTTTTGGTTTTGGCTGACTTGCAGCATTCGCGCCAGAAGTTTTACCTTCAAGACAACATGAAACAAGTGGTCATTAAGCGGTTATTGAAGCAAGAGGACAGCACCC